CCTCAGTACCGAAATCAAGAAACACATTGTCGCCAGTTGTTGTGGCATTGTGAATAACACCAGCAGCAGCACTGGCCCCGCCCGTTGTTTTAACCCTGTAACCCTCAGTAGCCCCTGTAACTATTGAAACGCGCTCGTTTGATGCTTGACTCGTAGTGCCGATGAGCAAGTTACCGCTGGAGTCAATACGGGCGCGTTCGGCTGGAAGCGCCGAGTTGCCTTCATTTGCAAAGTTATTCCCCGTACCAGCAGCAGTCCTGAAGATCAGTTCAGCACCAGTGTTTGTGCCGCTTACGCCACGAGCCTCATAGGTAATGCCTGCGGTGTATGAAGGGTTGCGGACATCGCGGTATGTCGAGAACAGAATGCCGCCAGCAGGGGTAAGCACCCCGTTGGTAGACTGCGAACCATTTTGGTTTTTGATGACGAAGTAAGCGCCAGTGGACGCTGTTGTGCCAGACCGCTCAATGATTACCGATGCGGCTGCGGTGTCGGAACCTGTGGTTCCTACCAAAAGGTTGCCAATATTGTCGATACGGGCGCGCTCTGAGTCGTTAGTGCCGAACGCCATAAAGCTGTTTGAACCGTTCCACACATACGTGTCAAGGCCAGATTGAAGCAGCAGAAAACCCGCAGTTCGAGTGGTTCCCGTAGTTGCGTTTGTTAATTTCACTTCGGAGGAACCGCCCCCTGCGTTGTGGGATTGAATAATCCTTGCGCCAGTGTTGTAAGAGACGGGAGTAGTAATTCCCAAACCAAAGTTGCCTGCGGAGTCGATGGTTACAGCGTTACCGCTTGGGCCGGAAATAATCAGTTTTCCTGCGCCTTCACCGTTAACTGTTGCAGTGGGCCAAATGGCATAAGTAGCCCCGCCAGCGCCACCGTTTTGAATTTTAAGACCTCCGCCATCTCCCAAGTTGGTGGAGTAGGACTGAATAATCGCACTGGGCGCTGAAGTACCAACGCCAAAATTACCCACATTTGTAAAGCGTGCTCTTTCGGTTTGCGCTCCATTCCCGTTACCAGTTAGGAAAACAATGCCGCCAGTGTTATTGCCGTGCTGAGAGCCAATTTTCAGAGATATGTCTGTTTGATCCCAACGCATATAGCCGTAGTAAAACGGATCGCTGGTGTCAATTGCGCCAAGGTAAAGGCCACCGCTTACATAGTTCTGCCCCGTTCCCGTTGCAAGACGCAATTGATATGTGGCGTTGTTGATCACATCCAATTTGAATTGGGGTGTAGTCGTCCCAACACCTACCTCGCCCGTAGTTTTGACGCGAATGCGCTCGGCAATAGCAATACCATCACCCGGAGAGCCTGTGCTAATGGCTAAATCAACCTTGTCATCCCCCGCATTATTTACGCGGACTCCTGTGATTGAGGCGTAATTGGTATATGCGGTGCTACTGGCCTGTTGCGCAAACAGCAATCCACCGCCCGAACCAGTCGCGGGGTTAGCGCCAGTAGTAACAATGCGAGCAACACCGTTGGTGACAGGTGTAGCAGAAACAGGGCTTAGAACATCAAGTTTTGTAGCTGGCGAACTCGTCCCAATACCCAGATTACCGCCGCTGGTGATAAACAAACGATACGCGCCGTTTGTATCGTCATAAATTCCAAAGCTGTGGTTATCAGAACCACCGGAAGTTATAAAATCAAAAGAACCATTAGTATCTTGCAAACGGATTGCGCGCTGATTAACGCTGTCGTAGTTCAAATGCAATTTGATGCTTGCAGAAGGAGAACTCGTCCCAATACCCAGACCTGTGCTGGTCAGGCGCATTTGTTCGGAGCCGTTTGCTTGGAATCTAAGTGATGTTCCTGCACTTGCATCGCCATAAATACCAGCGTTGTAAGAACCTGCTCCACTTACCCAATAACCTGAACCAACAGCACCAAATAAATTGCCGCTAAATGTAATATCAGTACCATTATAAGTAAGCGCAGAACCACTTGTAACAACCTTAGAGCCGTTTAAATACGCTACTCCATTAGCGGTTCCTCCAGACAGCGTGACATCGCCCGAAGCAGCCAGCGTAGTGAATGCACCCGTAGTGGCTGTTGTAGCGCCCACAGTGCCGTTGATGTTGATGGAGGCTGTGCCTGTCAGGTTTGTCACCACACCCGATGCTGGTGTGCCCAAAGCCGGAGTGACCAAGGTGGGACTGTTGGCAAACACTGCGGAGCCCGTGCCTGTTTCGTCCGTCAAAGCACCAGCCAAGTTAGCCGAGCTAAACGAGCCAAGCAGGGTAGCGTTGCCTGTTGAGGTGATTGCGCCAGTCAGGTTGGCGTTGGTGGTCACGTTACCCGCAGTCAAACCCGCAGCAGTGCCTGTGATGTTTGTACCCACCAGCGCAGAGGGTGTACCTAGAGCCGGAGTGACCAGCGTGGGGGAGGTGGCAAACACTGCGGAGCCCGTGCCTGTTTCGTCTGTTACCGCAGCCGCAAGGTTGGCCGAACTTGGAGTGGCTAAGAAGGTGGCAACACCAGAGCCCAAGCCCGAGATGCCTGTAGCAACTGGCAAGCCTGTAGCGTTGGTCAAAGTGGCGCTGACGGGCGTTCCCAGCGCAGAGGCGTTGCCGCTTGCATCTAAGTTAACGGAGCGATCAGCGGGGTAGGTCACAAAAACATTGACCACACCGGAAAACGTCACAGCGCTGCCAGTGTTGCTGGATGCGTAAACCGTGGTCCGAGTTAGCGTTGGCCCTGTGGTTGAATACGTGCCAAGACCCACCTCCCAATTGCCCCCGTTGTCAGTGGCTGAGTAGTAAGTGGTGTTGGTGTTTCCAATGGTGGCAAACGTCTGAAACCCCGTCACTGCGCCCGTAAGCGTAAAACTTACAGTAGTGTTCGCTGTGGCCGTTTCTTGAACACGGTTTGAGAGGACTAAAGGCATTGACGCCCCCTTTTAAGAAGTTGCGGTCGTGCTGTAAGTAACGGAAACGGTGTCGCCAGCAGTAGTGACTCGAGCCGTTGCAAACGCGCCTGCACTGTACAGAGTGCCCGAGGTGTTGCTTTGCGTATTTACCGCACCAGAGCCAGTAACCAAGAAACAACCGCCCACCGTTCCGCCTGCGCCCGTGATGGTGTAGGTAATGACCGTAGCGGCCTTGGTGGTCACGTTGGTGGGCGTGGTGCCTGTAGATGTGGCAGACGAGAAAGACGCCGTGCCGCGCACAGCCGAGCCGCCAACCGTGTAATTTACAAACTCAGTCCAGCCCGCATGGGTGACCATGGTGTCCGCAGCAGCAAAGGTTGGGCTGGCTCCAGAAATCAAACCGAGGAACGGGCCCACAGTGGTGTACGCAGAGCCCGACAGAAAAGTGTCCAGCATCAACTGTTTGCCCACGGCATTGACTAAATTGAGAAACGACTCTTCCCATTTAAGGTTGCCTGCGGCATCACGGCACACCACATGGTAGTGACCCTCGATACCCACGGACTCATTGCCAGAGGCCTTGGATTGCATGGTAACTTCTGCATGGTCACCAAAATTAGAAAATTCGTTTGCCATAGGCTACCTCTTAATTTGAAGACCGAATTAATGCGGTCGTTGCCGTGTTGGACGGCATGGTAACAAGAAAACTTGCCGATGTTTTGTCCGACCCAAAATCCAACACCGCAACTGACTTGTTACCTTTGGAGGCATTGTAAATTAGAGCACATCGCGCAGTCACGGCTGCATTAAACGCTGCGTTGGCAAAGTTCACAAACGCCGTGTAGTCGCTCGACCCAACGGTTGTGCCCGTGAGAACTACGCCCCCCGCCACATACCCCGTCCCAGTCACTTCATTAGTTGCGCTGTACACAGTCGTGGCTTCGTTAAGGTTGGCGCTGGCCGTATACAAAGCAATTTTGAACGTATCGGTAACGAAGTCGTGAACGGCCTCGTACAGCTCTTTTTTGAAGCTGGTGGTCTGGGTTTGAACAATACTGGTCATGAAACGGGTACCCGAACTTGGCCATCGCGATACGCATCCATCCGTTGCTTGCCATCACCCAAGTTCTTGAGCAAGGCGATAGATTGGAGGTACATGTCTTGGTACAGCTTGACCATGTCGGCCTCACCCTTCATAAACCGAATGGCTTCGACCATGGTGCCGTTGAGCAACGCGGAATCAAAGTTATCACCCAACCAAGTCGTTCCGGCCGTCACAATCGACTCGGGGTAGTAGTAAAAGTGAAGTTCAACACCGTAGTTTGCACTGGGCGTAGGGCCCACTATAAAGGAGAGCTCCGTAGAGTCGTTCAAAACCGGGCCAAAGATAGCGTAATATTTTGGTAAGCCGGTGGCCGACGGGGTGGGGTACGCCTCGCGGATGAAGTTGACATCCTTGTTCAACAGGTACTGATAGTTGCCATCGTTATCAATTACCGCCAACGAATATGCCGACAGAAAATCAGTAGGGGCGCTCAGGTACTTGTTGTTGGTCGTTAAAGACCCCGTCATGTTCTTACGCAGGTTGGCAATCTGAACCGTGTTGTAAATGCGTTGCTCAGCCTGCCGAATGAACGTGTTCATGTCTACCGTGGGAAACGTGTTCTCACAATAGTCTTGAACCGCGGTGACGAGTTCGTTGTACGTCATGTCTTTATGCCATCGGGCCGCGGGCCATTACGCCTTTGGTAGCTGCGCCGTTACCGCGGGTTTTGATGCCGCTGGTCTTGGTGGGGTATTCGCCCTTGGACTTGTCGATGTTGCCGACGCTCGCATCCACCGTGCTTAGGTCGCTACGGTTCGGCTCTTTACCGGGGTTGGTTGTGGCTTTGACGGCCTTGCCTGCCATGGTGTGTGGCTTGGCGTAGACGCTAGCGGAACCAACCTCTTTGCCCATCATTTTTTTGCTGAAGGTTGCCATATTAGCCTCGCTTTTGAGCGGCGATCTTGGCCAAGCCACGACCCATGGTTTTCATGTCGGCGTTGGTTTTACCCCCACCGCTCTTGCCGGGTTTGCCGCCCATCATCTCTTTGACTGTGGGGCCGCTGTCGCCAAGGTTTTTGCCTTTGGTTTTGCCTTGTTTGGCAATGCCGTCGGCTGATTTAGTGAATGCCATGGTTAACTCCTTCAGGATGTAGATACTGTACCAACAAACGTTGTGGCTATCAAGTAATTCGGGGTAAGCCCCACGTCAAAACTGCTCGCCCCGCCAACCGGCGCCCAGCCCCATTGAATGTCCCGCGAGCCGCCAGTTAAGTTTCCTCCGGCGTTAACCCCAGCGGTAACGTACGTTGTATCGCGGCGCGGGTTGCGCAACGCTTGCGGATCGTCAACGGGGTACATGCCCAACTGCAGCTGAGGGTGGTCGGGTGACCAGCACTCTTTGCACACGCGGTCGTTTACCGGTTTGGTTTTGACGATTTGCGTCTTGAGTTCCTTGAGTTTGAATTGGAACCCACAAATATCGCACATCGCGATGGCCCGTGGGCCTGACGCAAACCGGTTAGGCATCAGGTCCCCCCGCCGCCGATAAACATGTGTCGTGGCACAAACCGGACCGCCGCTTTCTCCCGGTCTTCGGTGCTGGCCAAGTCCCAAGCCTCGTCGTACTGAGCTTTTAAAACGTCTAGGCGCTGAACGGCGTTGGGAATCTTGAGCGCCAAGTAATACGCCAAACCTGCCACCATACAGTTCAAGAACCGGAACGGTACGTCCATCGTGTTTACGCCATTGCCCGCGTCGTCGATCCGCACGAGGCGCCAGTACACAAATGTGTAAGTCTGGCTGTTGTCTGGCACGGGCCAGACAGTTATTCGGGGGTTCGGCTGCAGACGCTCAATCCAAACCTGAATAGGCCGGGCCTGCTGCAACTTATTGGGGATGGTGGCGTAGGTGGAGACACTGATACGCGTGATGTTCAGGTCGGCCTGCGTCGACGCCGAGCCCGCGCCCGTGCGGATGACGTGTTCCATCAAGTCCACAGTGTTGGCCGGAAGGTCATACGTGGCTGTGCCCGGGACCAAAGGAATAGTCCCCTGCTCAAACGTCCACATGTTGATGCCGCGGTTGGCCCAGTCTGCAAACAGCAAGTTCAACGAGCGCCGCGCAGTGCGCAGGTCATAACCAGTACGCAGCTCCGCACCACAACGCTCGAACGCCTCCTCCACCAGCTCGGTGAGGTCCATGTTGAATGCGGTGGTGCCGGAGGTTGCCATTATCTAAACCCTGCTGTTTTCTTTGCGACGGTCTTGGGCTGGGCCACGAACTGTTTGCCTGCGGCTTTGCCAGCACGCTTGGCTTTGGTTGTCGCAGCGTACTCGGCCGGTGACAGAGATTTTATAGCAGCTTCGGGCAAATACCGCTCCCCCGTCTTGCTCGACGGCTTGCCGGATTTTGTGGTCCATTTCTGGTCCCCCCAGTCCTTGAGCGATTTTTGCGGGGCTTTCATGTCAGTCTCGGTATCCGCCGCCAGCGGCTTTGTACTTCTTGGCCACGAGCTGCGCTTTTCTGGCTGACCATTGACC